AATAAAAAAAATATGCATCTAAAAGATGAATTTGAACTTGACGGTTTAGATACAACTATTGACTGGAAAAACACAGATGATAATAGTTATGATGGTGAAAAATTACTATTATTAGTACACGATGAAAGTGGTAAATGGATTAGACCAAATGATATATTAAATAACTGGAGAGTTACTAAAACTTGTTTAAGGTTAGGAAGAAAAATTATTGGGAAATGTATGATGGGTTCTACTTCTAATGCTCTTAATAAAGGAGGTAGTAGTTTTAAAAAATTATTTGAAGATTCTGATATAAATAATAGAAATGCAAATGGGCAGACTAAAAGTGGTTTATATAATTTGTTTATTCCTATGGAGTGGAATATGGAAGGATTTATTGATAAATACGGAATGCCTGTACTAGAAACTCCAGATAAACCTGTGTTAGGTATTGATAATGAACTTATTAATATAGGAGCAATAAACTACTGGCAAAATGAAGTGGATTCATTAAAGTCAGATGCTAATGCATTAAATGAATTTTACAGACAATTTCCACGTACTGAGTCACACGCTTTTAGAGATGAAAGTAATCAGTCTTTATTTAATTTAACTAAACTTTATCAACAGATAGACTATAATGATTCTTTAATATTAGAACAACATACAACTCGTGGTTCTTTTCAATGGGATAATGGTATAAAAGATTCTAAAGTTTTATTTTCTCCAAATAAAAATGGAAGATTTTTAGTTAGTTGGACTCCAGAATATAATATGCAAAATAGATACACGGAACGTAATGGAATTAAGTTTCCAGCTAATGAACATTTAGGTTCTTTTGGTTGTGACTCTTATGATATTTCTGGTACTGTCGGGGGGAAAGGTTCTAATGGTGCTTTACACGGAATGACTAAATTTAATATGGATAACGCACCAAGTAATGAGTTTTTTTTAGAATATGTAGCAAGACCACAAACTGCTGAAATATTTTTTGAAGATGTATTAATGGCTTGCATATTTTATGGAATGCCTTTACTGTGTGAAAACAACAAACCAAGACTTTTATATCATTTTAAAAACAGAGGATATAGAGGTTTTAGTATGAACAGACCAGATAAAACTTACAACAAACTTTCGAAAACAGAAAAAGAATTAGGAGGGATTCCTAATTCATCAGAAGATGTAAAACAATCTCACGCAGCAGCTATAGAATCATATATAGAAAAATACGTAGGAATTGATTCTACTGGCACATTTAGAGATTCAGATGAAATGGGTACAATGCCATTTATGAGAACATTGGAAGATTGGGCAAAATTTGAGATAAACAATAGAACTAAATATGATGCTTCAATTAGCTCTGGTTTAGCTGTTATGGCTAATCAAAAACACCTCTATACTCCCACTAAAAAACAATCAAAAATAAGCATTAACTTTGCAAGATATGCTAATAAAGGAACATTGAGCGAATTACTAAAATAAATGATAGATACTAAAATAAATATATCTAATGTTGGGTTTCCTAATCAGTTTGCTTCTGAAGCAGAAATGGCTACAGATGAGTATGGTTTGATGATAGGTCAAGCTATACAATACGAATGGTTTAGAAAAGACTCAAACAGTTGTAGATATTACAGTCAGTGGCAAGACTTTAACAGATTAAGATTATATGCTCGTGGGGAGCAGTCGATAGCCAAATATAAAAATGAATTAGCGGTAGACGGAGATTTATCGTATTTAAATTTAGACTGGGCAATTGTTCCTGTTATTCCAAAATTTATTGACTTAGTTGTTAATGGAATGTCGGACAGACTTTTTAAAGTTAATGCATATGCGCAAGACGCAATGTCTCAAAGTCGAAGAACTCAGTTTCAAGATATGATTGAAGCTCAAATGGTTTCTAAAGATATGCTTAAATCTGTACAAGAAAGTTTTGGAGTTAATCCTTTTACTATGAGTCCAGAAGATTTACCTAATTCTAATGAAGAGCTTGCTTTGTATATGCAACTTAATTATAAGCCAGCCATTGAAATAGCTCAAGAAGAAGGTATTGATACTTTATTTGCTATGAATCATTATGAGGATATTAGAAAAAGAATGGATTATGATTTAACTGTTTTAGGTATTGGTGCTGCTAAGCACGAATTTGAACCAGGAGCAGGAGTTAAAATATCATATATCGACCCAGCTAACTTAATATATAGTTATACAGAAGACCCACATTTTAAAGATTGTTTTTATTGGGGAGAAATTAAAACTCTTGCAATAACAGAGTTAATGAAAATTGACCAATCTTTAACAAAAGAAGACTTAGAGGAAATAAGTACAATGAGTCAGCAATGGTATGATTATTTTAATGTTGCTCAATATTATAGCAATAGTTTGTTTTACAAAGACACTTGCACGTTATTATACTTTAATTATAAAACTACTAAAAAATATGTTTATAAAAAGAAGTATAATGAAAATGGTGGTTCTAAAATTATAGAAAAAAATGACGATTTTAATCCGCCAGAGGAAATGATGGAGGATGGTAAGTTTGAGAAAATAGAAAAAACTATAGATGTTTGGTATAACGGTATTATGGTAATGGGAACTAATATTGTTTTAAAATGGGAGTTAGCTGAAAATATGGTTAGACCTAGGTCAGCTACACAAAATGCATTACCAAATTATGTTGCAACTGCTCCAAGAATGTATAAAGGAGTTATAGAATCATTAACAAGAAGAATGCTTCCTTTTGCTGATTTAATACAATTAACACATTTAAAATTACAACAAGTTATTTCAAGAGTTGTTCCAGACGGTGTATATATAGATGCCGATGGTTTAAATGAAGTTGATTTAGGAACTGGTAATGCATATAATCCAGAAGACGCTTTACGTTTATATTTCCAGACTGGTAGTGTAGTTGGAAGAAGCTATACACAAGATGGTGATTTTAATCAAGGTAAAGTACCAATAACACAGTTAACTTCTAATTCTGGAGCTAGCAAAACACAAATGCTAATTACTAATTTAAATAACTATTTAAATATGATAAGGCAGGTAACAGGTTTAAGTGAAGCTAAAGATGGAAACACTCCAGATGCAAATGCACTGGTAGGTATTCAAAAAATGGCTGCTCTTAATTCTAATACAGCAACAAGACATATTTTAGATGGAGCATTATATATTTATCGAACTTTAGCTGAAGGCTTAACTCTTCGTATGGGAGATATATTAGAATATGCTGAGTTCAAAGACGAATTTGCAAATCAAATTGGTAAATATAATGTAGCGGTTATAAAAGAAATGAATGACCTTTATATTTATGACTTTGGTATTTTTATAGAAGTAACTCCAGACTTAGAAGAAAAAGCACAATTAGAAGCTAATATATCTTTAGCATTATCTAAATCAGATATTAACTTAGAAGATGCAATTGATATAAGAGAAATTCATAATTTAAAACTTGCTAATCAACTTCTTAAAATGAAGAGGATGAAAAAAGAAGAGCAAGACAGGGAGTTTGAAATGCAGAAACAACAACAGCAAGGTCAAATGCAAATGCAGTCGCAACAATTAGCTGCTCAAACTGCTATGCAGAAAATACAAGCAGAAAGCCAGGCAAAAATGCAATTAGAACAAGCTAAAGTAGCTTTTGAAATAGAAAGGTTAAATGCAGAAGCTCAGTTAAAAGCAACTTTGATGGATAAAGAATTTCAGTTTAATCAACAGCTTAGAGATATTAGTGAAAAAGGATTACAAGATAGAGAAACTCAAAGAGAATCTGCAAAATCTAATAGAATAACTCAAGCAAATAATGAACAGTCTAGATTAATTAATCAACGACAAAATAACTTACCACCTCAACGATTTGAATCTAATGAAGATAGTTTAGATGGTTTTGATTTGTCAGAGTTTGAACCAAGATAGACTTTAAATAAACAATAATTAAATCACTAACTTTGCATAAATTAAATTAAATTAAATCAAATGGGTATAAAAGTAAAAGAAGTTGCGGCTCCACAAAAATCAGCCGTAGAAGTAGAAAACGAACTACTAGAAAAACACGAAGAAAAATTAAATGAGGACACGCAAGAGTCTTCAGAAGAAAATAAAATAATTGATTCTTCCGAAGAAGTAGAGCAACCAGAAGAAAAGGCTGAGCTACAAGAAGAAGAAGTTTTAAATTATTTAAAAAAAAGGTACGGAAAAGATATTAATTCATTTGATGATTTAATTACTGAGCGAGAAACGAAGGAAGATTTACCAGAAGATGTCGCAGCGTATTTAAAATATAAAAAGGAGACAGGTCGAGGAGTTGAAGATTTTGTAAAACTAAATCAAAACTTTGATGATATGGAGCCAGATAGTTTGCTAGCTGAATATTTTTTAGCCACCGAAGAAGCTATAGACAGTGATGATGTCGAGGTTTTAATGGAAGACTATTTAATAGATGAAGACTTAGATGATGAGTCTACTATTAAAAAGAAAAAGTTAGCAAAGAAAAAAATTGTTAGAAAAGCTAATAAGTTTTTTAACGAACAGAAAGACAAATACAATCAGCCTCTTGAGTCAAGACCAGCTGATATGTCTACTGATGTTAAAGAACAATTAGCTGAGTACAAACAATATGTTAATGATGCTGCAAGTCAACAAGAGTTGACAGAAAGAAAGAGAGATTGGTTCGCCAAGAAATCTAACGAAGTATTTTCTAACGAATTCAAAGGTTTTGAATTTAATATAGGTGAGAATAATATAACGTATAAACCAGGTGACGCAGAAACATTAAAGAAGTCTAATTCTAATATAATGAACTTTGTAAATAAGTATATGGATAAAGACGGAATGATGGATAATGTCAATGGGTATCATAAAGCGTTATCATTAGCGATGAATCCAGATAAGTTTGCTGAGTTCTTTTATGAGCAAGGCAAATCAGAAGCTATTGAAGGTGATGCACGTAAAACTAAAAATATAAAAATGGGATTACGTAATACACCAGAAGTATCTACTGCTAAAGGAGGAATGAAGATTAGGACTCTTAATCCAGACTCTGGAAAGGGTTTAAGGATTAAAAGCCGAAAATAAAATAAATTTAAAACCAGATTGGTCGCATACGACTAATCACAAAACTATTAATTATGGCAGGAAGTATATCAACAGTTGGAGCCTTAAATTTTCAGTTGCAGCCAAGTGCGCAACAGATTACTACGCAAACCAACTATATTAGTGACTTCAATTTTTTAAGTACATATCTACCAGATACGTATGAAAAAGAATTCGAACGTTACGGAAACAGAACAGTATCATCATTCTTAAGAATGGTAGGTGCTGAAATGCCGTCTAACTCAGATATGGTAAAGTGGGCGGAACAAGGAAGGTTACATACTAAGTACACTGGAGTTACTCTAGGTTCTTATGCAGGTACCGAAACTACTCAAATACTAACAGTACCAGTAGGTCAAATCGACCCAACTACTCAGCCTTTAACAGGTTTAGCAGGAGGGATTGCAATCAGAGTTGGTCAAACAATTATGCTTTCTGATGAGACTGCAAACTCAACTTTTAGTAACAAAGCAGTTGTAACATCGGTAGATTACACAACTAGAGCAATTACGGTAGCTTATTACGAAGCTACACAAGCAGCTTATGCTAATGCATCTACAGTATCTATATTTGTTTATGGGTCTGAATTCAGAAAAGGAACAGATACAATGGCAGAAACTTTAATCTCTGATGACTCTATATTCAGTAATACACCAATTATCCTAAAAGATACTTACAGAATCGCAGGTTCTGATATGGCTCAAATTGGATGGATTGAAATATCTGGAGAAGACGGAGCTAACGGATACTTATGGTATTTAAAGTCTGAACACGACACAAGATTACGTTTTGATGACTACTTAGAAACTGCAATGATTGAAGCAGTACCAGCAGCAGTAGGTTCTGGTGCAGCAGCAGCAGCTACTCCAGTAGGAAACAAGGGTACTGAAGGTGTATTCCACGTTGTTGGAAGCAGAGGTAATGTATGGTCTGGAGGTAATCCAGTTGCATTAGATGAGTTTGACCAAATTATCGAAAGATTAGATAAGCAAGGTTCTATTGAAGAAAATGTTATTTTCTTAAACAGAAACTTTGGATTTGATATTGACGATATGTTAGCTTCTCAAAATTCTTACGGAGCAGATGGTACTTCATACGGATTATTTGATAATGACCAAGATATGGCATTAAACTTAGGTTTCAGAGGATTCCGTAGAGGATATGACTTCTACAAGTCTGACTGGAAATACTTAAATGACCCAACAATGAGAGGTGGTTTAGTTGGTGGAACTATTAATGGATTAATGGTACCAGCAGGTTCAACTACTGTATATGACCAAGTTTTAGGTAAAAATGCTAAGAGACCATTCTTGCACGTTAGATATAGAGCTTCAGAAACTGAAGACAGAAGATATAAAACGTGGATTACTGGAGGAGCAGGAGGCGCTACTACAAGTGGTGATGACTTAATGCAAGTCAACTTCTTATCTGAAAGATGTGTATGTACTTTAGGTGCTAACAACTTCTTCTTATTCAA